TTGATGTTACCTTGAATGATTTTGTTCCAGTAGTTATTCTTATTACTGGTGGTGGTGATGCCAAAGGATTTCTGATAAAGAATGAACCTTGAGAATCTCCCCAGTTATCTGTAACTATTCTAATATTAGATACTGATGCTTCTGCGGAACTAGATCTTCCAATAAAAACAACATCATTTGCGATATATCCAAAGAACCTTCCCTGTGCTTCTTCACATAGAGATGCTGTGTCAATATTGAGGATTGTAGAAGAAGCGGAATATGAAGATCCAATTGAAGTTGATTTATTATATGGATTAATATTATAAGTTCTGTTTGGGTTATTATATGCTCCAGTCTTATGGTTTGGTTGAGCAGTTCTGAAAGAAATAACTCTTTCAGAACCAATAAATCCATCAACAATTTCTCCAGTTTGGAAAGTTCCAGAAATCATTGATATTTCAATAAGTTTCGGAATAATATCAATTCCGCTTACGCCATCAAGGAAAGCATAATATCTTGTTAATGGTTTTAGACCACTATTACTGTACTCAACATTTCTCGATCTCATATGAGTATCGGGAACACTACTGATTAAAACATTTTCTATGTAAGATCCATTCCAACCGCCAGTTTCTGTTCTAGAACCACCTGGAACAAAGATGTTTCTAACCCAGTTATCTGATGCTGGATTGAGTTTAACAACACCTTTATATTCAATCATATTAAATGGATTAACATTCTCAACTCTAGAGGCAAGTGGTTGCTCTAACCATCCTTTTTCTACGTAATCTAGAGTAATCAGATCTCCAGTTTTTCTTACATTAGAGTCAAGAAGAGGTAAATCTGTTCTATAATCTACAGTATCTTCATTAAGAGATGGAGAAACTGCTAAGTTAGTTTTTAGTGAATAGAAATCAATAGGAGTGTTTAACTCTCTTCTTTCAACATCAACATCAACATTACAATCTGGATCTGAAAGATTTAAAAGTTGATTATTCTTGAAGTCATCAACGAAGAAACCACTCTTGAATCTGGATAAACCATCAGCATCTTGAATCTGTAGAGTCTTAGTGTTTAGTTCAAGTAAGGATAGTGAAGTAACAACTTCTAGATTTTCAATTCTATCTTCTAACTTACCAATATCTCTCATGGTATATCTTCTATTATCCACCAGAGTAATTACAGCATCTTTTGGATCATATAAGTATGCTGGAAGATCTATAGAAGCAATATCCATTGCTTCTTCAACATTAACTGGTTGTTTTGGATCTAGAGAAGATGTTCCCTTGATTACAGAAAGATTTCCAAGTTTGTCTAAAACAAGTTTATCTTTTCTTGGTAGATAATTCTTATAACCAATCAAAGAACTTTCTCCAGGACTTACAACCAGAGTTGGATTAGTTCCTGTTGAAGCAAAGTTTCTGCTACCAAAAGCAAAAGGTGAACTTGTAGTTGAAGTGAACTCAGAAACTCTTGGTCTGAAATCCAAAGTATCGGATGCCCTTAGACCAGTTGGTAGTAAAGGAATATCCTTTCCAAATCTTTCTGAAGAATATGAATTTACAGTATAAACATCACCATTATCATTTGATGGCACTTGATAGCAGTTGTATACTACCAATAGTTTTCTTGAAGGTGTTTGGGATGATTTTTTTCTTATGATTCTTGAATAATCATAATATTGATTTTTTTGCCCTTTATCAAGATCAAAAGAATTTGTTAGATTCTGATAATTTCCAAAAGAAATGGCAACAATATTGCTGGTAATATTTGATTCTTCAAAGTTTACCGTTTCACCAACAGTAAACTTATTGGAGTTTAAGTAGACAAACTCAACTTGTGTTGAAGATAATCTAGTTGCTAACTGAGCAACTGCTCCACTTTCTTGACCGATTATTTTCTCACCAAGAATTGATGCTGTATCTAAACTTAAACCAGAAACAAAAGTTAATTTATCTAAAACGGGTGAACTGGAATCTAGAGATTCATAAACAGCAATTACATTTGCTACATCTGGAACATTAAGAGAAATTTCTTTATCATCAACTCTTAAACCATAGTAATTACTTGTTGTTAAACCACTTATTGAAGTTGAAACGCCCGAACTTACTTTATCGACGGTTAGTTTCTGACTTCTAACATAATTTTTTGTTTTATTCTGTATTGAATTTTTCTTAACAGAAACATTTACAGTTACATTTCCAGATTGACTTGGAGTTAAACCAGTAAGGGTAAGTAATGTAGCATTTGATGATAATGTAAATTGATCATCTGTTAAATCTTCGATAGTACCATTACTATAGAAAACGGAATATCTTTCCGCATCAAAAGTTTCAAAGAATGCACTAGAAATTCCTGTTGAAGAAACATTAACTGTTAATGATCCAGTAGAGTCTGTTGACTGACCTGTAATCTGTCTGGAAACTAAAAGGTTTGAACCTGATAGATCTACTGATGATACATTAGAAGCAGAAATAGGAGCGTATAAGTAAGCATCTTCAGTATTCCCTATTTGTGGACGTCCAACAGAGAAGGTTGTTAATACTTCAGATGTTGGGAAAGCACCATTGCATATACCAGAAGTTGTTGGAACAGTTGCTAATTGTAGAGATGTTCCATCGGAAGAAACACTTTCAACTCTATTAAATGTTTCATCAGTTAATCCGGCAATCTGATATCTAATAATAGCATCACTTCTGATTCCAGTAAATGTTTTTCCTGGGCAAGTAGCAATACCAGTATTATTAATTTGTAGTTTATCAGTTATTGTAAATTTATTAGGCGTATAACTTTGTAAAACTGTATCTCCAACAAAATTTGTTTCTAACCCAAGATCAGAAGATCTTTGGAAGACTGACTTAATATCTTCAGTACTATAAACTTTAACTGATTTTACTGATCTGGTTAGACTTCTGGATTCGTTGACGAGAATTTGCTCACCAGCAATAAAGGTTCCAGATGTCTGGTTAATGGTTACGTCTGCCCCGCTAGGGGTTCCTACGGTGTATCCAGATGCTCCACTACTTAAACCCCTAATGAAAGAGGTCTCAGGGCAATCTGCTGCTAGTACAGACTCATTTAGAGATAATACAGTATATGTTTGAATATCAAATAGATACAAATCCCATTCAGAAGCAGACGAAGAAAAAGAATTATCTGCTGTTCCAAAAGAATAAACTCTTGCCGTACCAATCGTAGTTCCAGTTCCAGCAGAAGATCCGCTAGTTCTTTGATTATTGAGATCTACAGTATTATCATTATTGTCTACACCAATAACTGGAGTTCCAGTAACGTTATTGAGTTTTAATCTATTTCCCATTTCAAATGGGACCAAGGAGGATGATACTGATTGTACATCTCTTGGTTTTTCAACATCTAAAATTGTTGTTCCTGGAAGATCAATATCATATCCTCTGACGTATGCTTTTCCGGCAGAAACCTTAACACACATTAGATCATCACTAGGATTATTGCCTTGTTCTGTCTTTTGTGTATCTAGATATAGACCTTCATTAGAAATACGATTATTAAGAGAATTGGCAACTTGAATATCGAAGTTATCTACAGAATAATCTCCAGATTCTTCAAATGTTCTCTTAGCAAAATAATCCTTAATTATTGAGTATTGTGACTTATCTTGTAACTTTTTGATTTCTCCATTGTCAAGTCTTATAATTTCTACAAAATCCTTATCATCAAAATCTGTTAATTCTTTTTGTGTCAGAATTGTTGAGATTTTTAATCTATCTGCTCCAGGCGCAGCAAAGTTTGAAAAACCTTTAGCATTATCATAAAGAGATGTATCTGCACCAACGTTTATAATCTCTTCTTTTATTTGTAAACCTACACGGAAAGAAGGATTATTTGTAAATGGAGTAACAATTAGAGTATCTCCATCTACATTTACAAAAGTACCTCTAATAAAATAGACTCCTGGTGTTATACCTACAGATGCTCCAATAGCAGTCGCGTCAGAGTCAATTAGAGATGCTACAGTATCGCCAGAATTTATTGTTGTATTTCCATAAGTAACACTATCAAGGGTAATTAAGACTTCACCATCGCCAAATGGTGTAAATTGAAAATCTGAATTTGAATCAATATATTTTACAAATAATGTTGCTGATTCTACATCCTTAGATGGTGGTAACAAGTAATTTACTACTTTGGCAGTAATACCTGTTGTTTGACCCTGTAGTGTTTTTCCAACTAGTTGCCTGATGTAAAGAGAAACATCAATTCCAAGATGGTCGGAATTTAACTTAACAGCATAATATTGGGGATCGTAAGTGATACTTCCGGGTATCACCATTGATCCTTCTTTGAAAATATGGCTTCCAAAAGATTCAATTTGTTCTTGAAGAATTGACTGTAGAGTAGTTAATTCCCTAGCTTGAACAGGGAATCCTGGTTTAAATAATACCCTATAGAAATTATCGGACGGATCAAAGTCATCATAATATGGATTGATATTTAAATTAGTCTTCTGTGGCATTTTTAAAATTCCAGGATAATTTTAACGTCTTCTTTTTGTCTGGAGTTCCTTGAAATCAGAGGTCGATTATCTAGATAAATTATGTCCCCCGATCCTTTATTTATTTCAGTATTTGCCAGTCCATTTGTAAACTGAGATCCTAGATCAATTATCTTAGATCCAGTTGGATTGGTGGTTATTCCTGTGAAGGTTGTATCAATAGAACCAGAGAAACTAGCAGTAGTAACTGGATTTGATGAAGATTCGAAATTTAAAACCTTGGATGCTGTAGATATTCCAGAATAATCAGTTTGATCTAAAGTTGTCTGATTAAATGTTAGTGAACGATCAACAAAATACTTAACAACTTTCGTTTCACTATCATAAGAAGCAACATATCCTTTAGCAGTTCCGTCAGTAACAGATTGGGAAATCTTATCGCCAATGGATAAAGTTCCACTTACTGAAGAAAACTTAATAGCATTTAATGAAGAGAATTGATTTTCCGTATATAAAGTTGTCGATCCAATAGATGTTGGATTTTTAACAATTCCAACTTGAGCAAATTTAGCATCTATAGGAAAATCTTTAGTAGAATCATCAAATCGAGCATAGATTAAAATTTTGTCGGCACCCAATTCTTTGTAAATATCATATCCATGACCTTTTGATGGTGGAATAATTGGTATTAGGTGGGCATATGTTCCAGCAGCGCTGTCATTAATTGATCCGAGATCAACCATACCATAAGTATATCCTTTACCACCAGAAGAAACGGTGGTATTTGTTATCTTACCACTTACAACATCAACGATCACTTTTGCTCCCGATCCATCACCAAGAATATTAACTTCTTGACCAAGTCCTCCAGAATAATTTGATCCTTGATTTTTGATGTATACTTTTTTTATTTGATTTTCATATACATCAGAGTCTCCATTATCTCTAACTGCTGATATTTGAGCATCAGTTGAGGATCCCCAGTCACCTGGGAGAGAAATGTACTCTGTAGAATCAAATTTAATGATGTCACTTGGATTTACAGAGAAAAGATATTTCCATACATATCCATCACCACTTTCACCTGCTCTAGATGGTTCCAAATCGGTAAACGTTGGTTCATCTTGAGAGGCATTGCCGGTTGTACTTATCCCAGAGGATCCGTTGTCAATACAAATATAAACTTTGTAATCAGAATTCATTACATAGTAATTTGAATCATACAATCTCGTTGATTGTGTGATTGGTGATAAATTAGAAGCACTATAGTCGTGCCTGTACATTTCATATCTAGTTCCTCTCGCCCAATCAATTCTTCTAATCAATCTTTTTGCGTTGATTGATGTTACTTTTTTGCCAAACATCATCGTTTGGCCAACATGATTTAAATTATTAAAATTGTCTACAGGAACTGGTGTATTATCATCCCAATTAGTCGATCTACCAAATCCAACCTGAGTTGGGTTTGCCAAACTCAAGAAAATGTAGTAAGAATTATTAGTAGTGTCACTAATCGAGTCTATAAAATTACTCGCATTTAATATTCTAAACTGATCTGTTACAATTGCCGCCATCGTAAATAGCTTTTTCCTATATTTATAGATCTTTTCTGAGCGCCCCAGTGTCTCTCAAACCATAACCACGTCTTTGAATAGTTGGGAAGGTTGATAAACCAGAATTTATGGTATTAAATCCAACGATTAAACCAGTAACACCAATAGAAACAGGATCAGAAGATCTTGTTATTCCAGAAAGTCTTCCCCAAGAGAATCTTCCAAGTGGGAGAGATGTACTTCCAGTAGTTGCTATTCCAACTACTGAACTATCAGATTTAACATTAGTTACGATTTCAGCATTTCCACCAGAAGAAGAAATACTATGTACATAGTAAATATTATCTAAGAAAGTGGTTCCAATTCCAACCAACGAAGCGTCCCCACCATCAATCGAAGTAACACCATTACCAACAGTTGTATCTACAATACAAATTGGATAATTGACATTTAAATCAGTGAATGCTGTAGAATTTAAGAAGAACTTGAGAGCAAGTGGATTTCCGCCAGTTCCTGTGGTTGTAGTAATACCAGTCACTATTCCAGAGAATCCCTGAACAGTGGTAATATCGGTTACATTCTCATATGTTGGAGTTGGGAACGGTACAATAACCTTTGGTTGAACTGTTAATGAATATCCAAGACCTGGATTTGTGATGTTAGCGGTTCCGCTTAGAGATCCATTTACTACAGATATTATTGCTGTAGCAGTAGTTCCAATTCCAACACCAATCTGTTTTGGTGCTCCAATCTTAACTTCTATAGAAGATCCGATATATCCAGAACCAGCATCTGCAATGTCAAGTGATTGTATAGTCCCTGCTGCAGAAACTATTGCAGTAACCGCCGCAGAAACAGGATCGACGCTATCAACAATCAAAGCATCAAATGAAGATATGACAATCGAAGATTCATTTTCCTCATAATTAAAGAATTGGGCGTTATCCACAAATATTTCTGTATCAGAGATTGAAAGATCTTTTATAATTCTAGCGGTTGGGTAAACTTGCGTTTCTATTGAATCTCTTGATTTTGATACAATTTCATTGGAAATAATTCTATCAACTTTTTGTTTTGTCCAACTTAATGGTTTGAAGTTATTTTCATCTATACCACTACCAACATAGAGATTTGTTTCCATAATGTCTGAACTTGTGATACCAACAACAACCCTAGGATTTTGAGTAATTGTTCTTGGGTTTAAGTTATCTTTTATAACCTGAACAGTATCTCCTGGTTTGATTGATTCATTTACGTCAACAATGTCAGAATCAACGCCTTTTGTACCTCTGTAGAAGAATATTGATACAGAATCGGTTTCTTCTGGTGCTTCTGAGAATACAAAGGATGTTCCTCCGGTAAAAGAATAATGAACACCTGGATCTTGAATTACCCCATTTACAAATATAATCAATAGTGAATCCATATCAATTTCAATAGAATCCGCATTCGATGGATCTTTCTGGAAACTTAGAAGTTGTCCATTATAGTAAAGAGGGAATCTTGTTCTAATACCATTTTGTAGATTGGATATATTGTCAATGTAATCCAATTCACCAAATTGCCATGCTGAGAATGTATCAGTAAAAGTTTCAATAACAGTTAATTCAAAATCAGCAAGTGGTTCCGAAAGATTTTTATCCGTCACCAAACCGACTGGTTTGAACACATCACCATTTCTAAATCCATAACCAGGTCTGGTTATGTTGAAAGATTTAACTTCAAATAGAGTTGACCCAATTCCAGTGGTAGAACTGGAACCAACTTCCAAATTAAGAAGTAATCCAGTTCCAGTTTCTGATGTTGTTCCAATACCTAATCTAGAAACTCCAGTTACTGGTAGATTGCTATATGAGGGTTCTGAAACAGATACAAATGTATTTGTTTGAGCATATCCAGATCCACCACTATTAACAGTGAAAGTTAAAGAACCACCAGCACCAACTATTGCACTAATATCAGCACCATTACCAGTAGAAGAAGTGACAGCAATACTTACTTGACCTCTATATCCAGATCCATTAATATCTGTAGAACCTATTCCAACGGCAGTAATAGTACCAGATCCATCAATAACTGCTGTTACTGCTGCTCCAACTAGTGGAGCATATCCAAGACCAGTTGTTGATCCAAGAGAAATAATATATCCACCACGAGGTAATTGATTTTGTTCAATATAAACAGGATCAATAATAATAGATCCATCAGTTGAAGTTATTCCGGTGAAAGTAACACTAGAAACACCAACACCCCCAGATAGCTCATAGTTATTACCTTCATTATTATCTGTAGTTGGAGTTTGGAAAACATCATTTATCAATAGGATACCACTACCAGTTGATATACCAGAAGTGTTTAATCCAGAAGTAGTAAGTGTGTATGTTTGACCAATTCCTGTAAATTGATCTGAGATATCATCATAGATCAAGTTGGAACTGTAATCCTGCTTTAAAAATACTCTGCCATTGAAAGAAGAAAATACTTTTGGTAGATTAGTGTCATCAACTATACTTCTTGCATCTCCTTTTGGAGCTTCTGTAAAGTATATGGTACTTCCTACAATATTGTATGATCCTCGATATACTTGGAATGCAGTTGAATCTGTGTGAGATGTTGCCGAAGTTCCTACAGAACCTCTAGAAACTTCTATAAGGGTTGTAATACCAACATTATCGATTGGTCCACTCGAAGTTGTTCCAAGTCCAACAGCAAGAACTGTTACAAATTCATCATCAACTTTTAATATATCTAATGGTCTAATTGAAGAAATTCCAGAAACAGCGAAGAATGTAGAAGAAGCACTTACTTGACCACCATTATCAACTAAAGTGTATGATAATGGATTATATGCTAGAGGATATTGAACAACACCATCAATTGAGAGTACGGTTTTCTCAAGTTTTTTATACATTTCAAATTCATGTGTATTTCCACTTCCAGTAGAAGTGAATGTTACTCCTATTCCAGAAGAAGCATACAATGGAGTTGTTGCTACCTTAAACTGGTTATTGTTTATCTTAATAGCATAAACAGTTGATGGTAAAACATCTGTTGTTCCAATACCAACACCCCCAGATATTTCTGTTGCTGTTGATCCAATACCAACACTAGTGAATGCTAATCCAATTACACTACTGTTTGGTGTATAATTTAATCTTTCACCAGTGCTGAAGAAGTGATTGTTGATTGTAAATATTCCAGTCTCAGCATCAAGAATGGTTGAATCTGATGGATCAAAAGTTTTGGCGAAGATTGGAGTTTCTTCATAATTTAAATTAAAGTCAAGTTTATTTGCTCTAGATCCGTTTTTAGAATTGTAGAACGCAAGATTGACTGCTTCTGTTACGGGACCGTAGGTTAGATCTGGTGGCGTATTAATAGTATCACTATCTTCATAGAAAAATTTATTCAAACTTTGAATTTCATAAGATCCAACAATATTTGGATCTGGATAAAAACTAAGAACTAAATCGGTTCCATTGTACTCACCAGAAAATGTTCCAATACCACTAGTGCTTCCGACTGAGATGAATGGGTATTGCATAGTGTAAACATCTGTTCCATCATGTGTCATCAACACTTGATGAATAGAAGTAGTATCACCATATGAAACTCTGACTAAGGATTTAACTGAAGAAATAAGACTCTTATCGGCAGAGAATACCGTTGAACTAGAAGATACATTAGATTCCAGTTTTATGCTTCTCTCAGATCCATCTGTTTGTGCCGAAGTTTTGAATCTATATGTTCCAACACCAACAGATGTTGATCCAAATCCAACTAATTTACCTCTTACTAAGATTTCGTTAGTGGAATTATTTGTAAAGTCGAGTGTTAGCACACCACTATCAATAGAAATACCAAATGATCCGATTAGACCACCAACACTTCCGAGACTACTGTCACTATAGAATTCTGAAATATAAGTATTTTCTCCATCATGGTCAATTTCTAGTTCTACAAAGTTAATCTGATTTGAAATCTGATCATAAACTTGGAACTTACCATATACCGAAGATGTTGTAAGAGTAGAGAATCCGACTACAGTTCCAGTTGAACCAACTCCAACCAATTTATTGGCACCAATAATATCAATAAATCCAATAGATTGTGTACTAATTCCACTCAGAACAGAATTGAAACTTGAGTTAAGTACCTTGATATTATAATCAGTATTTTCAGTATCCTCTGGAGAAAATCTGAGATATAAATTTCCAAATTCATCAATGATGGATTGAATATCAGCAATTTCATTTTCAGTATTGTATAAAGAAGATTTCTCCAGGGTTATTGAGTTCAAACCATTATTTAAAACAATTAGTTCTGTTATTTGTCTATCAGTTCCATTTGGATCTACTGCTTGTATTAAAAACTCAGAGTAACTATTATCATAAGAGACAATGTCAACGTATTCTTCTGTCGTATTGTTTCTATTTTTGAATTGAGTACTGAAGTCATCAATTTTTAAAACTCTATTTGTACTACATCTGATGTAATCTGCTAATGATTTACTCTTTAACTTGAGAAACTTAGATTTGATTTGACCATTTCCATTGGTGATAGTGTCAATATCAACAACATTGTCATAGAAGTTGATAGTATCAACTCTCTTTTCTTCTAAAATATCTCTAACAACGATGGATTCTGAAGTACTTGTTAGAGATGTCCCAACATTAACAGATTCCTCAATTTCAGTATCGGCAAAGTTTTTCAATCCAGATGTATGAAGTAGTCTATTGACAGGATTGATTAAATCCTCATATGCTACTGGACTCTTAACAGTATATGATAAATTTTGGTAATAATCATTATCTGGAATAACTTGATAATCAACACCAAGTTTTCCAACACTATTTGCCCACTCATAATTTTTTTCTGATGAGTAACGAACATCAAATATACCTTCATTATTTGTTATGGTCTCAACAGTAGCTAGAGTCCCAGAATTTTCCCCTTTCAGAATCTCACCAACACTTAAGTTATAAGATCCATAAACCTTTACATATCCTTTTCCATATTCTGTTACTGATAAGTCTCTGAGAATAAATCCATCTCTGTTATCTGTAGATAACTTTTCGCCAATTAAGAAATCCGAATACGCTGTTGTTACTTCAAACTTAGGATAATCATTATGATTTATAATATTGGCATAAGAACTTTGGTTTGTTTTTGCTATTCCTGGATTAGTTGTAATACCAGAAATATCAAATTCTAAAACTGCTGGATTAGTGTTTTGGAAACTTGATACAATGAAAAACTGATATCCATTGTCATCAGAGTTAAATCCCGTCCCATTGGAATCTACATTTTCAATTCCCTCAACAAATATCTTGTCACCAACAGTAAAAGGAGATTGTGTATAACCAAAAGTTGGTGTATTCATATAGCAAGTAACAATTCCAGATGTGGAAGTTTCCATAGTGTTAATTCCAATACCATTTGTATTGTTTATAGTAAAGATTTCAACATTTCCAAACGGTAAACCTTTTGGACTTCTAGTAATATCTACAGATGCAATTGAATTTGATGCTAACACTGGAGATAAAATACCACTATCATTCTTTTCTCTAGTTACAGAATTAACAACTACTAATTCTGGTAGAGAAGAATAATTTCTTCCACCATCAATAACAGAAATATTTGCAATTTCACTGGAATTTTTTAAATTAATTTTTGGAGAAATATATGCTTCTGGTCTGAGAGTTCTGTCGCATGAATAATCGAATCCCTGATCTAAAATAGTAGTATTTTTAATCCTACCAATGGATTGTGAGATTGCTATAATGGAAGCATTCTTTCCTTCAATTGAAGTGATATCTATAAACGAAGGAGTTTTCTTATAATTGAATCCACCAGAAAGAATGCTTAATTTGGCAACTCCACCTTTCTCGTTTAATGATGTTGTAGTATACTCAATCTTACTGCAATTATTTGGAGAGTAACTTAATCTTTCTGGTTTACCAGTAAGAGCAACGTCAAAAGTTGTTGATCCAGTGCCAATAACTTGATATTCCTTGTTATTGTACTTACTTTCGATAATTGATATCATTGAATAATCAGATACACTAGTATCTGAGGTACTAATAAATCCAGATTTTTCTACATTATAGAATAATTTTGATGGAATATTTGAATCATAGTTTAGAGTCAATGAGGCATTAGTTGAAACTCCTACCGTTCCAACACCAATAACTGTAAATGGTGTGGTGTTTCCTACAGAGACAAACTCATTTCCAAAAGTTGAATTTGTATAAATCTTAAACTCATATCCTTGTAAAGAAGAGTCACTTAAATCAAATTTAAGATTGTTGCCAATATAAGTCTCAATTCTTGGATTAATAAGACTAAATTCTTGCCCAAAACCTCCAGTTCCAGCTATACTTACTATAGTTGGTGGATTTAAAGAAACATCATACTTAGTTTCGCACAGATTAAAATTATTATCATCAATTCTATAAACATAGTAACTTCCTGTTTCTAATCCAGAAGCAATTAAGTCTGAAGAGTCATAGAAAATTTTATCACCAGTTTTGTATCCATGATTCTCAATATTAATTTTATTTGAGGAAGTGATTATAGATTCTGATCCAAAACCAACAGGATCAATTACAATCTTTTCAATTGAAGAATTATATTTAACTCTTACTTCCGTTGATGTTCCAATTCCAACGGTTAAATTTGGTGTTATATCAAATACGACTTTATCACCATTTCTTAATTGGTGATCTGTAGAAACAGATACTGTAGTCTTAATCCTTTCTACTTTTCCAGTTACTTGAGTATATGCACTTTCCAAATAATACTCATAATCATCACTTCCGTTATTAAAGAAGAATAATCCATCAGTATTTGTGGTTAAACCAACAGATGTTGTTAAACCAATAAAGTCTTTCGATTTATTGATAACGTAAACGGTCTGTGAATCGCCACTTATTGGTAGATTGAATGGTATATCTCCAGAGGTTGTTCCAACAGAGATTGCACTAGAAGAACTCTTCTTATATAAAGTTACTTGCTGATTTGTTTTGAATGGGTGGTTTGGTAAATATATGCTTTGAGTTGGTATTGAAATTGTATTTGTTACTTCACCCAGAGGGAAATCTACGGCAACACCAATTCCTGATGTTGTTCCAACACCAACAGAACTTCTTGGATTAAAATAAACCTTATCGTTGACTTTAGAGTTAAAATATTGTGAAGATGTTGGTAAAGTGAATGTGCTTGGTTCTAAAGAAACTTGCGTCGATGCTGTATGGGCAGATCCAACAATACCTCTCTTAACTCTGAGAACTTTCTCAGTATCAAAGACATTTAACACTGAAAGAACTTCTGTACCAATTCCAATAGATGATCCTACAGATACTAATTTTAAATTTCTAGAAAGATAAATGTCAGTTACAACACCAGCAGTTGCGTTCGCTGGAACTTGTTTGTTTAGGGATGAATGATCTGTCGATACTCCAATTTTATGTGTTTTTGATATGCCCTGTACAAAAGTAGAAAGACCAGAAATAGTGACATAATCACCATCAAGAAGAGAATGATATGGATCTACATAAACTTCAACCTGATTCTGATTCTTCCAAGTAATTACAGCATCTTCATAAGTTTCAATCGATGTTGAAAGATCAACGATTTCTTTACCAGTCAACCTTGAAATCGAAGCAGTTACACCGCCACCATTTGTTCCATCATTGTTAAAATTGGCAACATCTCCAATTTTATAGTCTTCTCCAGAAGAAACAATAGTAAATGATTCTACAGATCCGGTAGTAACAGAATCAATTTTTGTTGTTTGATTTGTAATTTCATAAGATTCTGAAATAAAGTCATTATCAGCATATTTTTCAGAAACTTTATATGGGAATGTGTTTCTGATTAGATTTGAGTTATTAAAATCAAATGTTTGATCTAGTTTTTTGTTTTCTATGTAAAACTTAGAGTTAAAAGTATCACCAATAAAATATGGGAACTCGGCAACCAAATTATTTGATAGAGAGTCTGTCTTAATACCACAGAAATAAGCATAAGTTCCTTGTGGAAACTCTGGAGTTTTACAATATCTTCCATTATGAACATCGAGATCTCCAGTCGAATCAAAGGAGTAATCCTCAACAAAAAATCCAGAATCAAAACTTGGTCTGTTGGTTATATTGGATATATCTAAAGTGTATCCAGTTTCAACCAACTTTAGTGGTGAATTCTCATCATCTGGGTCAGAATATCCATATGGACCATAAATTGGATTGCCATCATATGCCCACCCAACAATGGGAGAATGTTGATTACCCTCATCTACAGTAAACTTATTTCCTATTGCTGTAGAATACCCAACAATTCCATACTGAAGACCATTACCAGAGGAATATAGAATTTCATCTCCAAATCTATATCGATTATTCAGCGTTAATGATCTTACATCAACATCAAGCATTCCATTTGAACCTGGCGGTTTAACCGTAATTGTTGTTTTTTCTTCAGTATATCCAGAACCAGGGGTTATAACAATAACATCAGTTATAGATCCATTAGAAACAATCGCTCTAAGTACAGCACCTGTTCCATCACCAACTACAACTAAGTCTGGAGCAGCATTATATTCAATTCCTTGAGATAGAATGGAAACTTTTTCAATCTTTCCAGATATAATAATAGGTTTTAATTGTGCATTCTTACCAGTCTTAATTGAGATAAGTGGTTTTTTATGTAGGTTTAAGGTAGTTGAACCGTATCCAGTTCCAGATTCATACAAATAAGCATCAATAATCTCACCCCTAATGATTGGAGTAGCAGTAATAATACCTGTTATACTGCTACCATAAGAAACGTTAACATTTATATTGATATCTGGATATGAGAAAGTGTGGTATCCCGATCCTACAGATTCAAATTCAACATAATTCTTTCTAATATAATTTGATTTTATTGTTCCAGCAACACCAGCATTAGCAAGTCTAAAACTATTACTATCATTGGAAAGAATGTAGTATTGATTAGAGGTTGATAGTCCAGATATTACAGATCCAGTTGATTCATACTTAACTAGTTCACCATCTTTAAAGTTGTGATTTTGGAAAATTACTAGGTTTTCTGTTGTAGATATTCCAACAGGTTTTACCCTCAAAACTCTATTGGTGTATCCACTACCAGAGTTAATAACTTTTATTTGTGAAATATTTTTCTTTCCATCAAATACTCTAAATTTATGGATACCCTGATTGGATATTGTTGTAAAACCAACGGTGTTTATCCCAGCATAGTAATCCTTATCACTTTCAAATAACCTAATAGTCTTATTGTTTACAACTTTAGTAAAATATACTGATCCATTCTTTAAAGTTCTTCCTTGATCAGTATTTGAACCACCATAACTTCCAATACCAAGTTCACTATTTCCGTTTTTATCATAAACAATTTTTTGCCCATCTACAAAATTATGGTTTGATAAGAAAGTAATTGTTTCTGCTGAAAAATCTACTCCACCACCGGAAGAAATGTCAACACCACTAAAAGATACATCTCTATATCTCGTTCTCAAAACTGGTTCTAATATTACTCCATTACCGTTTCCACCAGTAATAGAAACAGAAATAACGTTAGAAATGTCAAATTCTGATGGATCAACTAAAACTGACTTGACGGATCCAGATACAACAGGCTGAACAAGTGCTGTTGTACCAACAGATGGTCTAGAAATTTCTATAATTGGTGGATTTACTACATCATAGTTTGATCCAGAATTAACTATAGACACTCTTTCTAGTGGACCATAATAAACTTTATCATCAGACTTGTAGTTGATAATTTCAACACCGTTTATCAACATACCAACAGATCCAACTTCCGTCTTATCTTTTCCAGAATCATTAATATTTGAAGATGCTGGAAACTTTCTCAATATCTTTTGTGGTGTTATCGATAGATTTCTCTCCGAAGAAAGAATAAACCTATGGTATCCTGATGATTGAGTTGGTAAGTTAAACTCCAAGTAATCATCACTATGGATAAAAGATCTAGAAGAATAAAGTCTAATTTGATTTCCAGATCCTATAACCTTAATATAATATATCCCTTCAGTTAATCCAAATAATGGTGCAGATTCTGGTTGATAATAAACACTATCACCTGTGAGAAAATCAACAGAAGATGAAAAAGAAATAATTGAGTATTTCTGTGTTGTATCATTATATCCCTGAATTGTTGATCCTGCCACAGCAGAATCAATTTGCTTAGAAATTAAATTCTCAGTAACCTCATATGATGGTAAAGAATTTGAAGCAACGTAAAAATATTCATTTCCATCATTATATGTGTTCTGAACATCAGAGAAAGCAGTATTATTGCCAACATCAATAGAGAGTCCAGAACTAGAAGCTGTTTTAACATTTCTTCTTAGATCGTATTCAATTCCAGATGTTGGTGAAAATCCACCAAGATTATCCAAAATAACTTGTCCAAGACCTTCATTGATACTGGAAACAGTAGCCCCAGAAACAACAACATTATTGGAATTTGAAGTCAAGATATCAACAGAATCATTAACTCTCAAAGAAGATTTGTCAATATCTGTTTTTAACGTAAATGTCGATCCAGAAATAGAATCCACATTAAATCTACAACTTGTATTGTATATCCAGGAATTAAAAAATTCTTGTTTGAATGTTTTATTATCGTCTGGATTTAATATTTTTTCACCAACATTCTTAACATATACTTTTTCTCCCTCAATAGTTGATGTAACGTCACTCTTTGTATTAAAAGATGATAATGAACCAGTAATTCTAAATTCTACTTTTTTGGTTAGATCACCATCTTCATAACCATAGTAAGTATCATCAGATCTGATATTACTTGCCGTTGGAATATCTGTATCGACTCCGTTACATCCTAAGAATTGATTTACACTCTTATCTGAATATGTAATTACATTTCCAGAAGAAATTAGTGTTCCTGTCTGAGCAAAACCAACTGTTGAATCTACTGTTATTACAGACGCTCCAGAGTTAACAGTAGATAGTACTTTGGTATTTGGTGTGATACCAAAAGATCCATTAATTAAATCATTATCATTATACCCAACAAATAAACCAACCTTATAATATGTTTGGGCATACCCTACTTTTTGACTCCTTGTAAAAATTTCAACTTCAGAAACAGAAGCATTAGTATTTGGATCCTTTGAACTTATTATTGTTTGACCAATTAACTTATTTGGATCGCCAGAAATTTGTTCAATTACTATAACTTCTCTTCTTAAAAATTCTGCAGAAGATGGTTTGATCAAAAACTGCTCTAAATCTATTACTTTTGGAGTAACTCCAAATAGAACATTAAATAATATTCTAAAAGATTCTTCCGTTCCCTTTGCTTCATAAAACGTCCTTGCTTCCTTTATAAAGTTTCCAACGTTTAAATTAGAAACAAAATCAACATTCTCCAATCCAGGAGTAAGAGAGTATTTTAACTTATTATAAAATTCTTTTAAAAATAGGGAACTTAGGTTCTCAACCCTACTATCAGAATCATGAGAAGAACTAACAGAAGACGAAAAGGTTAGTTCTTGGGGATTATTTTCGGATCTATAAGTGGTGATTCCACTAAAACCTCGAACACAACCAGTAAATGTGTTGGTTGTTAATCCAGTGTAAGTGATAATCTCATCATCAATCTTTAAAAGACCATACTCTGGAGGAAATCCTTTCGTTGATGAAACCTGAATAGTCTCATCTGTAGAAGATATTGACGACTCTAGAGACGTAAACCCAACAACAACCTCTGGCGTTAGATTATCAACTTTTAAATATTGGTCTAGATTCTCAGCAATATCTACAGGTGCACCCTGATATTCTTGAGAAACATAGTATTGCTTTAAGAAATCAACAGTCTTTGGACTTTCTGATAATATAAACTCAGGTAATTGATTTTCAATAATCTGCTGAACTTTAACTCTCGTTTCAAAACCCGTTGTGATCATATTATCCCCTTGTTAGTTCTCCGTTTGTATAGCTTGAGGTAACCTTAAATCCAACTCCAGATATCTGTTCACCAGAAGTAATAGTATCTTTAACCATATTTATTGAACTATTCGAGATGTCAAAATTCAAATACAAATCTTTAAGTCCAATGACATCATTTGATTCTGGGAATGCCTGAATTTCGATGATATTATTTGGTTTAACTGTTGATGTTATATTGATTGTTCCGATAATGATTTCACCTTTTTCATAATCTACAGTACCAACGTCTCTAGCAACAACAGATCTTTGTCCACCAGAATCAATTTTAATGATGGAAAGAACACCAGTTTTTGCTGAAATACTTGTTGGTCTACTTGTGAATACACCAGCAGCAGTAAGACGATTTCTTACGTCAGTATCTCCCTGAACAATATTGGGTGTATCTGTAAAGTATACAGTAGAAGATTCGCCCGAAATAGTAAATCCGGTAGATTTAATATTAGCACCAGTAGGATTTACATGAAACTTGTTTCCATAACATAGTTCATACTGTGCCAGCTGATTTGTTAATGCTTTCAGGTTTCTTCTGATCTTGATCTTAGTAATGTTTGATGTTATAGCAGAATCAATATTATCAATCACGCTGAGAACCTTACTATATTTAAATCTGCCACCAAACTTATTAATATCCTTAGAATCAGCGTATGCCCCTAATCCATTAACAATATTAGTCTTGAGATCAGCAACGTTGGTAACTTTTGCCGAGTTATAGTAGACAAAAGAATCCATCTCAACATAAAGCAACTTGAGTTCAAGTATCTTTTGGTTGATTCCTGTGAGTGAGTAATTCTTTAGTTTTGAAAGAATCTGCTGCTTGTCAAAATCAGATACAAACTCACCATTCTTTGGTTTGATTGTAATGAATACTGTTCCAAACTGTGGTGGATCCAACTCTTCACCACCAACTACAGATACACTCTCGGTGTTTGGATAGATTGATTGGATAATAGTTTCGTAGTCCCTTCCTGTAACCGCTCTGTACTGCGCTGAATACAGTCTAGGGGCAAAGTACTTAACAGAGTCGATACTCTCGATGTCGCCGCCGTTAGATGCCGCAGAGATGGTTGTTATAGTTGGAGTAGTTGTAGGTACAACAATCTCATCCGATGAACCTCTCAAACTACCAGAGAATGAGAATGTGGAAGGTCCATTACCTTCTTTTCCGTCAGTAACAATATACGTTACAGTGATGATAGTACCATCCTCTAGTTTCTTACCAAATATACCATCACCAAAGAGGAGTTCATACTTTTCATCTTGAACTTCTTGAATCAAGTAAGTTTCAGAAGTTGATTTTACGTTTAAAATATTGTCAATTTTAGAATATTCTCTACCCAAACCAGTATCAGATATACCCTTTACATAAACAACAATAGTTGAACTATCAATGAAAGAGTTGTCAAGTAAAAATCTTTGATCTAGTGATCCATCAACAACAAATTGCTTACTTAAAAATGTTCCTTGATAGACACTAAGAGGATCGGTCGCTGTTCCAAAAGTAGCAACACCATCATTCACTGTTGTTGTTATATTTTCTGGGATTGAAAATACATAAGAAGTGTCATTTATACTTCCTACGCACACTAAACCCGCCTGTAAGGTTAGTGTAGGACTTGTTGTACTAGTTTGTACGTTGAAAGAAACAGATGCCTTAGCGGCGGTTCTGGAGCGTGGAACATATCCAATGTTCCTTGCCAGTGAAACAACATTTTCACGAAGAGTTGCCGAATCCAAGAAGGATTCATTCACAACCATATTCGAGTTGAATGCTGTAATGTAAGTATTATATGCTAACGTATCAATTAAGACTGAGAAGTTTGAACCTTCAAAATCAAAATCCGTGAACGTAGAGTTAGCACGGAGATAATCTTTGATAGATTCTCTGATTTGATCAAAGTCTAAATTAGAAAACTTAGTGAAAGGCATTTTATCTTGTTGCCTCTAATATGAATGTGAACTCCTGGGTTGGAAACTCTTGTCCAACAATATCAAAGATAACAGTGACTTCGAATTCATTAGTATCAGGACTTGGATTAACCTCAACCTGTACATTTTCAATTCTTGGTTCAAAGTTGTCTAACGTAATCTCAATTTGCCTTTGAATAACAGAAGCAGTACCAAAATCAACAAACTCAAATAGACTTGAACGTACTTCTGATCCCAAAAGAGAGTTAAAAAACCTTTCAGTTGGAATGGTCTCCACTAAATTCCTTACGGATCTTTTGATTGCGTTCTCATTTTTAAGAATCGTTAGATCCTTTGTTACCGGATGGGGTTCAAAGGATAAACTAATATCTTTAAATGATCTAGATATCCTTTGAATTGCCATCTGAACGAGAGTTTTCTTGCCTTTATTTATGCTTAATGCCAGGGATTGCCGTATATTGGTTCAGTTCCATACGACCAATCATCATAATCCTCATCATTGCGAATCTTTTCATGCAATTCAGTTTGCTTTTTAAGATCGTGCTTAGGTGCAAGATCATGCATAACCTCTGTAATGACTCTTTTTGATGGTAAATCCCTCATTGAACCATAATCTGATGCGAGTCTATCGGTTCCCCACATCTGATACATGTATTCTTGATCTCTATCTACTGGTGAGTTAGACATTTTAGCTACTGTTTTAGGACATAAAACAGAACTTTTATGAAGGAGGTTGCTATCTCCTTGATTTTTATTTAACGAGCAACTTCTCTGAGTGAGTAATTATCAGAATTAAGGTATTTTAGTATCTCTAAGGCGATTAATTTTGGGTTTCCTGCCCCACAAGTGTATACATCCACTGCTAAACATCCATTTTCTGGCCAAGTATGGCACGAAACATGACTTTCTGCTAGTGCGATCACTACAGTACATCCTTGTGGGATGAAACAATGAGAAAAAACGTTCAAAATTGTCATATCGGCACGTTCAATGCCTTTAATCATGACATTTTTGAGGTCTTCAATGCTGTTTATAAGATCATAGTCAACATCATACACCTCAAGAAGGAGGTGTTTCCCCATAGAAAAGCGTTCCAATTCAGTTTTCTAACAAAAAACTATTTATTTTCTCTTTCTTGGGCAGTTTTCCAGTGATATTCATCTTCATTACCCATCCCAAGTCGCTCATAACCGTTTTCAACCTGATAATATTGAGTCGAAACCTTAAAATCGGGCATTTTTGGTTCTTTTGG